AATTATGTAAAGAGCATCAGGGTCAATGGTGGGTTGTGTGACCTTTACTAGGTTTCCAACCTTATATGCACCTACATGACCTTCAAGTTCTATTGAGTCACCAACAGACATTGTGTTAAGCGCAATAGGTGCTGGGTTTGCAGCCAGAGGCATTAGTTCAAATGCATAGCCAAGACCATCTAAACCGTTTGCACCAGTCGCGCCCTCTGGACCTGTGGCACCAGTTAAACCTGTAGCGCCTGTTGCGCCTTCTGGACCAGTCGGGCCCTCCGCTCCAGTCGCGCCCTCTGGACCTGTGGCACCAGTTAAACCTGTTGGACCTGTAGCGCCTGTAGCACCTTCTGGACCAGTCGGGCCCTCCGCTCCAGCCGCTCCTTCTGCACCAACAGGACCAGCCGCTCCTTCTCCACCAGTTAAGCCCATTTGTGCAATTAGTGTCCAGAATGTTCCCTCTGCTGGAGTATCCCCAGTGTTGCCGCCGTTTGAGTTCAGGCGGTACCAAGTTTGTCCATCGTATGTTGCGATATCGCCAACTGCGTATGCTGCACCGCCACTGTAAGCACCAGTAAAGTTCCATAGAGCATTAACGCCTGTTGGTCCTGTAGCACCTGTTGCGCCTACTGGACCAATACCGCCAGTTTCTGTCCACTCAATTGGGTCTGTACCCAGTTTGATGTATCCACCAGCAGCAGTACCAGCATTGATTTGAATGTATGTCGTACCAGCGTGGTCGCCTTGAGCAACAAGAGTAAAGTCGCCTGCTTCAACTTCGCCAGCAACACTGTTATCAAAGTCTGTTGCGCGAGTAAATTTGTATTTAGAACCACCAGAGCCAAGACTTGTTACGGTGTAAATACCATTTTCAATATGGTTTGTTCGTCCTGAGAAAAGAACACGGCTTCCAACCGTAATCGTTGCTCCACCAACTGCAGAAATAGCACCATTAGCGTTTGCTTCAATATAAGCGCCGATACCGTAGCCTTCACTTGCATCGGCGGTTCCAGCAAAGTAAGTACTTGCGCCCATCGTATCTACGACCGTCACGACTGATGCGTGAGCGTTTTGTGCGCCAGGAATACCCGAAGGACCAGTTGAGCCCGTGGCTCCTGTCAATCCAGTCGGCCCCGTAGCACCCGTAAGACCTGTTGCCCCAGTAACACCCGCAGCGCCAGTTAAACCCGTCGGACCAGTATCGCCAGTCGGACCATTAATCCCAGGAACACCCGTAGCCCCAACCGCCCCCGTAGCACCAGAAGCACCCGTAGCCCCCGTCAAGCCTGTGGCACCAGTTAAACCCGTGGCACCAGTCGCCCCATCCGAGCCAACATACCCATTAGAACCCGCAGGTCCAGTAGCACCCGTCGGTCCAGTCGGCCCCTCAACACCCCCAACCCCCACATTAAGCGCCCACTTACCATCAGTAAAAGTCCAAGTTTTGCCATCTACAGTGTGACTTGTTCCAGGCGCAGGTGAGTTAGGGAAATCAATAGCCATGATTACCTAGTTTACCCCATAAGGAGTTAGCGCCCTAGAACCACCAGAAGTGTTTAAGGATTGAAAGACTGGCCAAAACAACCCACGCGACATTGAAAAGAATGATTGTGGGAAGCGTTTTTTCTGTAGATGACCAGATAAGAGCAATGCTTGAAGCAATGGCGAAGATGTAAACCCACCACCACTGTTGACCAAGAAGCAGACCAGGAAAGATGATGGCGATTTTGGTGGCAAACCCCCACGCTTCCACGATGTTTGGTTTAGTCCAATACCCCTTGTGGGACATTGTCTTGGTTGCCTGAATAACTTTTTTTAGCATCTATTCGCGCTTTCTTTTCGTTTGCCAGTAGATGATGAACAAGTTTAATAGACGCTCCGCCAAGAAAGTGAAGTTTCCAATGAAATATTTCCCAGTCTTTGGGAGTATTTGGAAGAGTTAGATTATCGGTTCTTCCCATATATTCATTAAACATATTGGTATGACATATAGGAGAGAACGGTTTTTTTTGCTTTAATAGCGTCGGAATGACTCAAGTTTGCCGAATTATGCATATTCAGATACTCAACTAAATTTAACAGTTCTTCGGAGGTGACAGCATCGGCATCAAGTTGTAAAATTGTGCAATATTCATACACGCTTTGCTCAATGGCAATTTTTTCTTGCTCAAGAACATCCGAATCAATATTCACTTCTTCTGGATACTGTGCCACCAGTGAACTCAACGACTCATAGCGCAATTTTTTGCGCAACCACACAGACAACAGTGGGCTTATGATGTTATTTTCCTGAAAGCCAGTTCGTGCATTGTCAACATTCTTCAAATACCTATAAAGAGGCATGTCCTCTTGATGCTCGGATATTTCGTCAATGATGTCCTGTCCGAGTTCTAGCGTTTCTAGAAAGTTTCTAGCGTCAAGAACGATTTCATCATCAAGGTCAAAAGGCTCAGTCGCAAGGGAAGCCCATTCCACAACCAATTTCATTGCTCCCATAAATGTCTTAGACATTCCAGTAACACAAGGCCAGTCTTGATGCGAATTACCAGCCCCTTCTATTATGAAGTACTCAATATGTAAAATCCCACCAGCATTCAAAAACGGCATAGCCAACTTGATTGTTTGCCCATTAACTACAGAAGGGTCAGAAACGGAAGGTTTTACACCGTCTGTAAGTTGGTACGGGAATACACCATAAGAAGTCGTGTCGCACCGCTTGTCATATGGAATGATTGTAGGAACATGCACGGTCATCAAATTGGGAATTGACACGGAATCCAAAACAGCATAAACATCATAATTATTTATTTGTCTTTGATTCATCTGAAAATAAAGTGACTCGTAAGCAGCCCACTGAACAATAGACTCTCTAGAATTTGATACCAAAATATAATTATAATCAGTTTTTGTTACATCGTATTCTTTGAAAGCAATGATAGTTTTGTCGTCTGCCGTAAATAAGTCGTATTTTGTGTACTCCATGTCCCCATCTGGGTAACGAATATAAAGTTTAAATTCATCTAAAGATTCATAAACATAGTAACAACTGTAGAGAGATGTATCTATTAGTGATGTGTTGTTCATGGATTAACCTCGCTTGAAGACTTTACTAAAAAGACCGCCAGAGGAATTTTCCCTCTCTAGTTCTTTATCAACACGCATTCTTTCGCGCCTATAGGTCGCGCCCGTTTCCCGTGGAGAAACAAACCCTGAGCCAAACCCCGTACTTGCATAGTATTTAAAATCTGACTCATCACTAAACAGAACTTTCGTAAAGTCTGAGTCCCTCTTAAACGGGATGAGTTGCGCAATCGGAGTGTTGTACTTGAGCATAAATGCCCTATCGCCCGTCAGGTTTAGAACCACATTTATAGAGTGATAATAATCTGTATGCACGATTGCTGGAACCACTGTGTAATCTTCGCTTGGTTCCCAATAGCAAGGGACAATCAATGTTGACCATCCTGGTGCAGTTTCCATTCTCCACGGATTAATCAACTTTGGATACTGACCTGTTTCTATTTTGCGTACACTAGTCATGGGGCATTCACCAGTTGATTCGTGATTAAAGCCTGATGCCTGCCCAATGGATGTAGGTTGCCCCCCTGCTACCGCCGAAGGGTAAAAATCATCTGCACCAGTTTCCCATGTGCCGTTATTGTCTGGGCGAAAACGATAGTTTGTCCACATTGGAAGAGTTACGCCAGCCGCAAGAAGGTCGATAGTACCAACACATTTTCGCAATGCTGCACCTTCTTTACTGATGCGCCTAAACCAATCTGGCAAATTTGTTAAATTATTTGCAAAAGGGGCAGATTCCATCAGTCTGTTATCTGTTGGAATGAACCGTATTTCCCCTGGCTTTACTTTGTTTCTCTTTTTCACATCAACTCCACTCTTCATCTACTAGTTGTATTTCCCTCAAGGCTTGAGCATGGTCAACCAAAACATGGTCATGTCTATAATGCTTATAATCATTTAGTTGTTTCTCTATGGGCTCACGCAAATGAAGCGACTCAATCGCCCTCGTGCAAGCATCCACGCTAATTATTCCCTGCCCTTGCCCGACATGTGTTAGATGAGGCGCGCCAAACATTTCACCGTGGTTGTTTGCAAAGTCGTACCGTGACGGTGGGCGCTCAGCCCACAGGTCAATCATTTCTTGTAGTTCCGAGTTAACTGGCATGTGGGACATTTCCTGCCAAAACTTAGAGTCTTGTCTGTCTCCATAGTAATGAAGTCGTATCATTGTCAATATATTGCGCATCATCTCATGCGAACTCTTGTTGTAATGCTTTTGAGATGCCGTGTGTGTTGGGAGAAACGAAGCAAGATACGGAATAGCCGCCCTCACTTGTTGAATCGTGGAGCCGATACTGGTTGCTTCTAATGGTTCTACAAAAGAAGATGCGAGACCGACGGCAATGCAGTTTTTTTGCCAAGGTTCTTTGAGGTGCCCAGCATCAAATTTGATTACTCGTGGGTCGTCAGGAAGTTTGTATCCTGACATTTGTTCCGCTTCTTTGACTGCTTCTTCTACAGTAATGAACGCATCGCAAAATACATAGCCGTTACCTCTGCGTTCCTGTGTAGGGATTTCCCACATCCATCCAGAAGACGCTGCACGGGCTCGGGTGTACGGACGAATTTGTCCGTTGGGGTCGCTTTCTGTTGGAAAAGGAATTGCCGAGTTGCATAGCAAAAATTCACTAAAAGAATTCCAGTCCGCATCGCCAACTTCATTCATTAATACTCGGCTAAAACCTGAGGCGTCAAACCAAAAGTCGGCATCTATCGCATCGCCCTGTTTTGTTAGTACCGAAGCAATAAGCCCATCTTCGTCCTTTACGACAGATTCAACTTCCCCATCAACAAACTTAACATTCCGCTTGAAAGCCAATTTTGTAAAATACTCATTTAGTTTAATTGTGTCAAAATGAAACTGGTTAGTGTTCTTGTGTAAACCTTCTCTATTGATTTTGTTCCGTACCATGCCAACACTTGATGTTTGACTAGTTAGCGTTTTCCCAGATTCAATAATCCCCATATATGCTGCAAAGAATCCGTAGCAGAAAATATCATCGACATGACCCACACTATGAAAATAGTCTTTTGTGTGCGTAGTCCAGTTTTCGTAGCGTATTCCGTACTTATGCGTAGCCAGAGTTTCTACCAACATCTCCTCAAGAGGGATATCGACTAATTCCATGAATTGTTTCCAGTGCTCCGTAGACCCCTCACCTACCCCGATAATGCCAATCTTTGAAGAAGATAAAACAGTTATTCTGCAAGTAGGGAAAGCCCTACGCAGGATAAGTGCCGTGATTAGTCCAGCAGTACCAGAGCCGACTATGCCAAAGGTTTTTATACGGTCGTTCATTGTTTTCCTATCCTTGATACCAAGTAACGAGTGAATGTTTTACACCTTTGGTCACTGGGTGTGCTATATGCAAGTAAGGAAAGTTAGATGGGAACATGATGACTCTTCCGCATATTGCCTCAACAGTAACATCAAAAAGCGGAAACTCTAATTGACCACCTTCTTCTGAGGTCGATAAGAATGAAACCATGCTATATACCCTGCGATTATCTGGAGCATGGTCGTGATGCGGCTTGTATTCCGCTTGTTCCAAATACTTTAAAAGGGAATACGGCTCATGCATGGCGGTTGGAATTAAAAATTCGCTTCTGTAGTCTTCCGAAACCTCTTCAATAGGATTGCGGATTGTTTCTGTAAAGAACTTCGACAAATCCGTTTCTGGGTATGGCTTCATTAATGGAACAAGGGAACAATTTAAAGATGTTCTATGGGATGTGGCTTGCCCAGACCCTACATAAGAGCCACCCCATGACAGTTCAGACCAATCTGATTCTGTCTCTTTTTCTAGGCTTTTCAAAAACTTACTTGCGTTATCGGCGGTAAACACATCTTCATAGAGGGATATGCATGTTCCCAGTTTTGTATGCTTCATATTACTGTGAACTCTCCTTGGTAATAAGTTTCAGCATCATTATCGACAATGGAAAACTGATGCAAGCCTAGCGTACTAAATCGTGAACGAAACCTAAGAGAATGATTCGTGATGACTATTGGCTTAATTACTTGAGAACAAGAATTCAAGTCCGTTGCTACCATGTGCGTATGTCTGGGGAAATCGACGAATTCGTTTGTAATGTCCAACATATGTATGAAGCCTGCTTTTACTTCGTCCATGCAGTCAGTAAAATCATCTTCTGGGAAAGACATAATACAGATTTTATCAATATCTTCTTCTATACGAATTGATAGTTGAGACTCTTTCGACAGTTTGACTGCTTCATCTGGCACCCCACCCATGCTGGATGGGACACAAACAAACCTTTTCACGCAATCTCTGTCAATTTTCTTTCAATCAGTTCTACGCTGTTTAGCAGGGTTGCTAGTCGCTGCTGTTCGCCTATTAAAACTTCCGAAATAGTATAGTTTTCTGCATCAAAGGTATCTGGGTCAATGTTTGAGCGGAGAAGCAAGTGAAAAATCTCCGACTTAACATTTGCCAAACTACTTTCCAGTACGGCTTTTTTCTGTTGTGTGTTTAGACCGTAGTCCATGTTGTCTCCTCTATGAGTTGATGAGTAGGTATGCAGAGCCTTGGGTTGCACTTATGCTACCATACGAGCCCTGCGTTGTATCGTATGTGATTGTGTTGGCGACCGTATCTGATACGACTAATATCGCTCCGCCGCCTCCGCCTCCGCCTGCAGCGCCTGTTGAACCCGTAGAACCTGTGGCACCAGGTGAACCTGCAGAACCATTCGGAGCAGTTCTTGCAGGTGCGCCTGCGCCAGTATTTGTTCCATCGTTTACTCCACCAGCACCACCTGGGTAGTGTGCGGAAGCATCAGCGTTAGGGTGACTTGCCGAATGATTATGGTGATGATAATCAGCACTTGAGTGAGGGTGGTGTCCGTGGGTATGGCTATGGTGAGGAAGTCCAAAGTGTGCATGTGTGTGTCCGTCGTGACCACCAAAAGAGCCGTGGTAGACCAAAGTGTGGTGATGACCATTGCCGTCAGGTTGGGCGCTACTGTGATGCCCGTTGGGTTTTGAATGAGGATTAGGGGGGTAATGAACCCAGTGTCCCTGTCCGTTGTAGTGGGGTATCCATGCATGCCAATAGTGACCATCCCAGTGAGTAACACCACCGTGTGGTCCGTCGTTATGAGGGTGATGGTAATGACCACCATGATGCCAGTGAGCACCTTCAACATTTAGGTGACCTACAAATTTACCAAAATCCACATGGTGATGAGGTTTTACTATGTGCCCATGACGGTCAGAATGTATCGTCGTGTGATTGTGGTGGTTATGTGTTCTTGTATGTGGAGCATGAGTATGCCCAGGAGCCACATGGTGATGGTCTGTACGACCAGGTGCAGCGGTGCCGTTTGCACCGTTTGCACCTTTAGGTTGATGTTGCCCTGTGCCGCCTGCAGAACCAGGACTCCCTGCAGAACCAGGACTTCCTGCAGAACCAGCAGAACCATGACTACCAATAGAAATTATTTTTCCTGCACCAAGGATTGTTTTAGCAACAACAAGAACAACTCCTCCACCTGCACCCGCAGAGCCTCCTGCGCCTCCCGTTCCTCCAGCACCGCCTGCTCCTCCAGCGCCACCTGTTCCGCCTGTGGCAGTAGGGTTGGCTGAACCATCAGCGCCAGGGTTTCCTCTTCCGCCTGGTACACCGACTGTTGTTGCACTAGGTCCGTACCCGCCGTTAGAACCAGCCGCGCCAGCCTTACCTGGCCAAGAAGCAGGTGTCTCGCTTGGTGTACCTGATGCTCCAGCCGCCCCTGGCGCACCACTAGGACCTGTTGAACCAGTTGCCCCAGCGTTTCCTTTAGAACCTCCACCAATAGCGACGATAGACCCAGTGGTATCAACCATGATTCCAGAAAGCATCATATTGATGTCTTTATACAGGTACGAAGGCAACTGCGGAATAGAAGGAGCCGATGTTCCGCCGCCCTGACCGCCCGCCCTGTAGGTTATTGCTGCTTGCGAATGACCTTTAACTGTTCCGTCTGCAACAACAGTGGCTGAAGGACTAACAGTCGCACCAGACACAGCACCAATACCCATATGACCATCCAAGGTCAATGTGTTTCTTACAAAAACTCTATATCCATTCGTTAACAAAACACCCGACGAAGTAATAGTCAGAGAGTTATAAAACATGTCAGAAGTTAAAGTAACCGCCGAAGAAACAACAACATCACCATCCATGCCTGTCCCATACACAGAGTCGTTTCCTGCTCGTGTAACACTTTTTTCTATTCTTGAAATTGGCATATCACACCTGTGACATATAGTAGACGGTTCCTGGGTTTTGCCCAGTCACATCAGTCGTAATTCCAGCAGCCAGAACCTCAGCAGAAGAAACAATAAGTATTACCCCACCGCCTGCAGGTGCAGTTCCTGGTGCTTTGATGTAAGCCGTACCTGTCGCTGGACCAGAAATGTAACGAGCGGCAATGATAACTATTCCACCTCCAACTTGGGCTAGTCCACCAGCACCTCCACGCAAAAAGGTAGGTCCACCTGCTGCAGTGATTGAGTAACCAGTAACTGCTTGTCGTGGAACTTTAAAATAGTTAGCGCCACCTAGCGCTGCCGTTGGAACTGTTGATAGATACCCAGTCGCAGCACCACCCAAAGAATGAATGACCGCTTCTAGTATTCCGCCACCCTGAGCGATGGAACCAGCAGTTGCGAAGCCAGTTGTGTAACCAACCGTGGAGTTGTTCCCCATAAACTTCAGCGTGCCTTTGACAAAGATTCTGTATCCATTAGGGGCGAGACGAACGCTCGCATTGATAGTCAAGTCGTTAAAGTACATATCGCGCGTCATTGAATACACGCTTGAAGATGGAGCCATGCTGAGAATAGTTGTAGTTCCGTCCAGTACTGCATCGCCGTCTGCGCCAGTTCCGTAAACAGAATCAACGGCTTCGTTGAAGTAGGCGTTCCAGACCGTTCCGTCAAATTGCCAACTCTTGGGACCAACAGTAAAAATCTGATTTACATACGGAGAAGATGGAAAAGTAATAGCAGCCATTATTAACCTGCTATTTCTGTAACAACAATTGAAGACATTCCTCTTGGACGCCCAGTAGCATTTGTATCATCAATACTTCTGTTTATTGCAGCAGTACCAGCACCATTGGTACATATTTGTATTTTGTATGTAATAGAACTTGTTGTTGCTGGAGAGTCAAGGTATTGAATAGTTCCTTGAGCCATTGAGTTTCCATTTGGCTCAGCAGCAATAGATACTTGTGTTCGTGAACCAGCAGCATCACCGACGGCTATTGCTGTTGTATCTCTAACTAGTCTTACATATGTTGTATTTGCTGCATATGTTGCACCAATATTCATTGATGCTTGAATGAGTATTTTAGATGATGTTGATTTTGGAGTTATTGTTACGCTATAGCCAGTTACATCTGTAAATGTTGTATTTGTTGTCGTAAAAGTGTCAGTTTTGTTTGCTGCAACAATCTGTAAAACGCTCCCCGATGCAGCAGTTCCTGATGCTACATAGCGCCATGATGTGCCGTTATAAACGGCCATCATTCCAGTATCAGTCTCGTAAATTGTCTGCCCAGTCCAAGGACCTGATGGACGAGTAGATGAAGTAACTGGTAGTGGCGACATTGCACCAGCACCTAGTTCAACCCATGCCGAGTTGTAGTAGATGTAAGTAGAACCAGTAGTTGAGTTGAACCAAAGGTCACCAGCAGCAGGAGATACTGGAGCAGTTGCAGAACTTGTTAATGGCGCACCGACACCTGTAGCGCCTGTAGCGCCTGTTGGTCCAGTCGCTCCCGTAATTCCCGTAGGTCCTGTTGCGCCTGTTAAACCTGTTGGGCCTGTCGCCCCAGTAGCACCGATAGGAACCACGAAGTCCAAAACCGCAGCACCCGATGTTCCGCTGTTCGTTACAGAACCTGTTGCTCCACCGCTTGTGGTTCCAACCGTGACTGTTGCAGCAACACCAGTCGGTCCTGTTGCGCCCGTTAGACCAGTCGGTCCTGTTGCGCCAGTAAGACCCGTAGGACCAGTAGCGCCTGTTAAACCTGTCGCTCCAGTAAGACCAGTCGGACCAGTCGGACCTAGTGGTTGCGGACCAACTTCAACCCAGTAAGAATCGTAATAAACATATGTAACTGAAGTTGATGAATCAAACCAAAGGTCGCCCGATACTGGTGATGCTGGAGCAGTATCAGAAACGCTCACATACGCTACGCCTGTAGCACCAGCAGGTCCTGTTGCGCCCGTTGGACCAGTAGCGCCAGTTGCACCGTCAGAACCAACATAGCCGTTAGAACCAGATGGACCAGTAGCGCCAGTTGCACCCGTGGGACCAGTTGCGCCCGTGGCACCAATGCTCGCAATAACCAAAATAACAGCATGGTTATTGATGAAACCAGTAGTACCGACGCCACCAGAAGAAACAAACGAAACAGGGAAATCAAGCCACGAGTTGCCGTGGTCCACAACGGTTCCGTTAATCGTCCACGACTGAAAGTTGGCAGAGTTATTCTGGTC